TGCTGATAAAGAAAATTTATTAGAGTTAAAGGGACTGATTGAAAATAAATTAAAAGAAATTGAATGAAACACTTGCTATTTTCTAATACATGTATTATAATATAATTAGAGGTTGAGAGAGACATACAAATAATTTATGTTTCACAAAAAACTTGTAAAAAGTTTAAAAAAAAGTATGTACGAACTCTTCTATACTTGATATAAGGTAAAGAAATAAAACATACTTTATAAACAACATATAACAGGAGATGACAGAAATGAACTTAGTAAATAAACAAGGAACTTTAGCAAGCGCTTACAGAAAATATTCTAAAGATATTGGTGAAGAAATGGAATTATTCGATATTGTAGACAGAGTTGAACACTTATCAAAAACTGATCCTGAATTATTTGAGCAAGAATACAAATTCTTACAAGAAAAAGGATATATTAAGTAATTCAAAATATTACTAGAATGTATGCTGATTAATTTCAGCATACTCGCATTTAAAAAGTTTTTTTAGAATATTGCAAATTATTTCAATAAAAGTATGTACGAACTAAAGGAAACTATATATAATAGTAATTAGATGAGAGAGGTAAAACTTCATCAACTACTAAAAAATCGGAGGAAATTTAAAATGACAACATTATATTCAGACTCATTTACTAACATCGAACAGGAAACAATTGAGGAAGCTAAAAAACTTGTCAAAACAGGGATTTGGAAGAAAGATGTAGATGTTAAAATTAAAGTTGAAAATGTTAAAGAGTTCTTAAAAAGCTTAAGTGATATCTATGGGATCGAAGAACCTCGACTTTTATTTGACAAATCCGAAGACTTTTACCGTATGACTGGAGGTTTTATCTATAGCCCTCAAGATAAAGTCATTAGTTTATACCACAAGTTTAGTCTTGTAAATATCTTATTTGCATTCAGATATCATATGCAAAATTGCGGATTAGTTGATGAGATGTACCTAGATGACTCTAAATTAGATGCAGTAGGGTGGTCAATGAGTATATTCAAGAAAGCTACTCCGAAGAGCTGGAAAAGAGCCGTGGACAACGGTATGGTCATGTATAAGTAATATGTTATAATAAACAAAATGGTAAAGAGCTCTGTAAAGGAGCTTTTTATCATAATAATATTTGAGGAGAATAATAATGGAAGATAAGAATTACAGTCATGAAGAGATGCTTAGATTGGTAAAAGAAATGGATAATAAGGAAAGGGAAAAGTTCCTTACAGAAATGTTCTATGAATATTTCAATCCAGAGAATCTTCCTAGAAAAGAAATTGACTGGACATGATCTGGTCAATTTTTTTTATGGAAATAAATGCATAAATATACAAAAAAGTTGCATAAAAGTATGTACGAGTTGTGGGTAATTTGATATAATGTATATATAGATGAGAGAGATGTTTCATCTAAAAAAAATCGGAGAGTGATATGAAATGGAAAAAGGCGAAGTATGGTTATATGAAGACATGGATGTTAACAAAATCAGACCATGTGTTGTTATTGGAAACAGACTACACGCGAAAGATACTGATGTAGTAATTGCAAAAATTACAAGTCATCCATCAAGAAATGAATTTGATATTCCATTAAAGTATTGGAAAGAATATGGAATACGTGATGAATCAACTGTTAGGTGTTCAAAATTATTTACGATCAAATCAGAAAACTTGAAATATAGAGTTGGTAAAATAGATACAGAACTTGATACGATCAAATTAACAATTGCAAAATATATAATGGAAAACTAATAGACGAGGGGTGTTGAGAAACATCCCTTTTTAATTTGGAAAATATTGCAAATATTTTTACGAAAATATGTACGAACTCTGCAATACTTGATATAATGTATATATAAGGTAAAGAAATAAAACGTACTTTATAAAAATACAACTACTTAGGAGATGGAATTGTGACAATCGGAGAGAAGTACGATGTAATTTATGCGGAAATGAAAGATGGAACTTTTGAAAGTGAAGTACAAACTTTAATAAAGATCAGCACTTATGAGGGAAAAGAAATTTATATTTTCAGATGCGATGCAGGATATGATATGGCGACATACAATCACAGAGGAAATATTGATTGGGATTTCATGAGTGAAATAAATGATTTATTTCTATAAATAAAAAAGAAGGGAGCTGAAGAGCTCCTTTCATTTTCTACAAGCCGAATGCTTCGTTTAACACTTCGTCGTCTTTATTCTTTAGATAACTCTGAGTCGTGTCTATTGACTCGTGGTTAGCCAAAATTCTTAAAGCTTTTAGTTCTAGTTTATCCTTACCGAGTTCCTTTAAAGTTCCGTGGCTTCCATTCTCATAGTTTTCTAAGGAACTATGACGGAAGGAGTGAGGATCGAAATCAACATGAACGCCAGTTTCTTTCTCGAGTATTTTCCTCATTGAAACAACCCATCGATAAAGAGTTTCATATTTAGCAGCTCGACGTCGCTCGCCTCTGCCAACTGTCCACATTTCTGGAATATCATCTTCACCACGTTGCTCTAAATACAACTGAGCTAATTCCTGAGTCCTGTTGAAGTATAACAATCTGAATCTTTTGTTTCCTTTACCGATAACCTCGTTCGTTCGGTTATTTTCAAGAAGTCCGTCTTTAAGTACCTGGAAGACTTCATTACGTCGACCCGCGCTTTCGTAGCTTAACATAAGGTACAGAGCTTGTTGATACTTTTTATTTTTTACAAGATGGTCCACAATCGCATTTATTTGACTGTCTTCGAGGAAGTGGATTTCCCTAACTGTCTCTTTTTCAAGCCCCTTAATGCTTCTCATCATGTTTACTGGATAATCATATTCATCTTCATCCTGACTACAAAATTCCAACATATTTCTAAGAGAGCATTGGATGCGGTTTATTCTTGATGTAGACGCACCTGAGTCTCTGATTCGTAAAAAGAATCTTCGGAAGTCTCGTTTTTTAAAGTCTAAGATCGATTTATTTTCATCAATATTATGATAGGCATAACAAAAGAACATTTTGATATCAGCCGAATATTGGTAGATTGTTTTTTCACTTCTGCCATTTGATTTCATTTCTAAAATATAATCGTCTAAAATATCTTTATTTTCACGAGGAACTTTCGAGTAGGTGACATCATCATAAAACGAATTTCTTTTTCTAGTCATTAAAATTCCTCCTTTAAAATTCTTCTAGTTTACATAAGATATATTATCGGTAGTTAAGGATTGCTTGTTAAGAGCAACCCTTACACCGTTTTTATTTATGCTTCAGGTTCTAGCTCAGGTTTCTCTAAAGCGTCCAGACGTTTGATGATCGCATCATACTGTTCTTTAGTACCGAATCCAGCTGGCCCAGGTTTTCCTGGTTCGCCTTGTTTTCCTGGAGTTCCAGCAGGTCCAGGTTTTCCTGGTTCGCCTTGTTTACCACGTAATTCTTCAAGGCTTACAAGATCTGTCCATTCTTCTTCGTCATCATATTTCCATTGGATATGAGTCTCGTTTTTCTGTAATTCAATTTGTTTTGCCATTCCGTTTCCTCCAATTCCTTTTAAAAGCTCTACTAGAGAATAGACTGTGCCGTCTTCGTCCATAATCATGGCCGTACGGGGATGCATTGTGTTAGTCATAAGTTCTCATTCTCCTTTTCTTGGTCATAAAATAGTTATTTTATTTACTCATATTAGGTAAATAAAAATAGAAAGCTAGGTAAACTAGCTCTCTATCAGTTAAACAATGTCGGACTTTTTAACCCAACTGTATATTTCTTTTAATAAAACTCGATCAGACTTCATAGACTGAACTGTATGAGTTTGGTTTTTCACATAAGACGGTATTGATTGACCTGTAGCATATTTAGATGCTGACTTTTTAATCTTTACCTTTGAGCCTACAGAAATAGATTTTGCTTTCTTATTGTGATTAGGATTAATCCAGCTACCAGGAACACCTGATTTAGTAGAAATATTAATCATTGACTTAGATTTGTTGAACACAAAATAAGTACCTGGCTTAATGGTAGTCTTAGGGTTCTTTCCTTTTGCAGCGTCATCTGAATTAATGAAACCACGAATAGAAGTTACGACTTTATAAGTCTTGTTTGGTGAAGATGATTTATCTGGTTTTGGATTAGGTTTTGATGGTGTTGAGCTTCCTAATTTTAAACCAAGATGTTTAGCCACAGCTTTCGCAATGCTAATTCCAGCATTTTCTAAGACTTTGTTATTTCGTAATTTCTTAATGTCAATTGTGGAATCCATGAAACCGCCTTCAATTAAGATCGCTGGCATTTTTGTCTTTCTTATAATCCACAAATGGTTTCCGTTTTTAATTCCTCGATCTCGAAGACCGTAAGCTTTAACTACGGCTGGTTGAACGGCTTCAGCTAGCTTCTTTCCTTTTGGGGAACCATAAGAATAGAACGTTTCTACACCTGTCCACTTACCCCATTTTGCTGTTAAAGCATTATGGTGGAATGATATATAAATATCGACATTGTCTTTATTAGCTTTATTTGTTCGAGTTGATAATGGCACATCAGTCTTACCTGATCTATTATCATATCTAAATAACTTCACGTTTTTATACTTGAGGATTTCTTTTTCAAAAGCTAACGCTACTTTGTTATTGAAATCCCACTCGTATTCACCGTCAGGAGTTCGCTTCCCTGGAGTTGTGTTAAAACTACCATGACCAGAATCTATACCGATTTTAGTTACTGCCATAATAAATCTTCCTCCTAAATAAAAAAATAACTCCAAGAAATTAATCCTGGAGTTTGTCTTTTTCATCTTGTAAATCTTTAGCTTGCTCTTTCATAACGCCTAATCGATCTACGATTGGCCCCGGAAGTTTAACTCCTACTGAAGCTAAATTCTCAGAGATTGAAAGACCTTCATTACCAATAGATAACCAAGTCATCATAGTAACGAAAACTGGATCGCCTCCATTGACAAGCATGTCTAACAGGGATGCAAATGCAATTGATAAAAGGATTGCACCTTTTTTCAATATTCCAAGACTCATAATTGCAGACTTAAGTCGCTTTTGGTGAGCACCTTTTAAAATTCCTGTTAAAATATCCACTACCATAATCGCTAATAGTATCTGAAAAGCTTGGTCAGTATGTCCTGTTACGAAAGCATACGCAGTTCCGATACCCCCGACGATCCAAGTTCCGTATTCCCCTAGATATTTCATGAAAGTAATCTACTCCTTCCTTCAATAATAAAAAGACACCTAAAATAGGTGCCTTATCTTTTGCTTATATATTCAAATACTTGTGGGTCTTCTTGACCTAAGGTCCACAAAGCTATTCCTTTACAGTTATAATCAAGAACCATTTCAGATGTTTTAATAAAGCCAATTCTGTCAGAGTTATAGGCTACAGAATAACCTTCAGAATCTCCAATATAGAAAGTTTTCATCCAGATTCCTGGGTCTTTCATTCTCAGAGTGATAGTCTTCTTTCCTAACCATGAACCAACTTTAGCAAGTGGAATGTTTCGGTAGTCTAAGTCCCAATCTTCTGGTTCTACTTCAGTCTCAAAAACTGTTCCCTTTCGACCTTTTACTTCTCCCGGCTTACCATTAACATCTTCGGACTCAGAAGGTATTGCTCTTACTGCCTCAGTTACGTTACCTGGTAAACCTGTGTAAACTAAATATCCGAACTCATCATAAGGAACGTTTCTTTTTACTTCTCCAAAAGAATAAGTTTTACCATCAACATCGATCTCAACCTTTTCCATAGGTTCCCATCGATCTAGGGTTGAAATATTGAGTCGGTAAACTTTTATTGTTGCATCTTTTGAATAAGCTCCGTAAGCTACTGGCGGCAATTTTTTAGTAACAGTCATATATTTTTGTTTTCCGACTGAAATAATAACTTTTCCATTAAGATTTTGAACGGTCATAGTATATCTATTGCCAATCCCTGACGATAAAGAACTCGACATATCTGCGTATCTGTTGTTCTTTGAGTCTTGTAAATCGATCCATTCAATTTGTTTTGTTTGGAAGTTCATTCTAGCAATCCATCCTTGATCAGGTTTTCCAGTTTCAGAAATTATTCTGACTCCGTATTTTGCTTTTGTGTCTGAAGAATTAACTCTAGCATCAACTTCAACTTGAATGTTACTTGAGAATCTTTTGTTTAAAATTATTTGGCCATATACTGATTTAGTATTTGACCAAACATGAGCTGAATCTTTTTCGTCGTCTCTTACTTTCCATACTCCTGAACTATATCCAACTGAATTTAGTCCTGAAATACAATAAGTTTTCTTTCCTACTTTGTGTTCTGTTGAACCAGAACCATTGGAAAATGACGATGAATTTGCTTTTAAATAGTAAGGGAAACCTGTTAAATCTGTGTTATTGTCGAATCCTTCCCCATTTAAATGAGGGCCAAACATATCTTCCCATATAATAGCAGGACGAGGTGGCCTTCGAAGTATTTCTCCAGTTAGAGTCATACTTGACGGAAATTTAGCATCGACGATTTTAGATGTTTTTCCTTTTTTACTTTTACTTCTTTTCTTAAGTTTTTGTAAGTTAGATGGAAATATCACTTCTCCACCAACTAAATTTTTATCAAATGAATCACAGATGATGAATCCACCAATCCATGCTCCGTTTGTTAAGTTAACTGTTATCTTGTTTACAGTTGAAAGATCGTAAGTACCACAATCCCAATAATGCCATGCGGGATTTGTATAGAATGGGTACCATTCTGGAATAGAGTTACCTATAGTATGTTTCTTTTCGTTTATGTTTATCGTAAACTTATCAGAACCGAAAAACGGGAAACCAACTAAAGCAATAACTTTGTGCTTTCCTCCTGAAGGTAAAGAAAAACTATACTCGATCTTTCCATCTTGTCCAGCCCTTCCAGTCTCTTTTACACATTTAGACGTTCCGGGAACTATGTTGCCTACTGAGTCTTTGTCCCCTGAATGGTAGAACCATTTTGCAGGCTGAGAAACCTGGAATTGAAAAGTTGAAGGTTTATTTAAGCCTTCTGAAATCTTTTGCGTGTGAACAATACTTGTTCTTCCAGTGGATTTTGAATCTGTCACAACTTTTTTAATACCTTTAAAAGAAGGTTTTTGAGTCTTTGAATAGTTCGTAACGTAATCGGCTGGTCTTTCTATGGAATTTCTACCATTGTATTTGCCGAGGGTTGATTGAGAAGCCTTGAACTTATCATAAACGTGTAAGTATGTTACTTGATAATCTGAATTCTCGTCGTTAAATCCAGCAAACGGAATGTAGTCCTGATCTCTAAAATAGAACTTTCCATCTGATGATGTCGAACCATCGTTGTGAACGTACATTCCATTCTGAGCTTGCATAAGTTGCTTGTAATCAAATGTTACACCCATTCGCCTTTCAGATAATGGCCAACGTCTACCATACCCAGCGTTACCAATGAAGGTTTTTTCTGGGGGCAAAGATTTTTTAACGTGTTTAAGAACTTGCTCTAACCACCATAACGGTGTAGATGGACCTGGCGCTGATCCACCCCATGAAAAGTCATACGTCATTAATTGAAATTCATCAATTGCTTGCTTTCCATTTTTATCTTTTCCAGAGGCAAGTGTTTTATAGTCGTGCCAACCATAATAAGCTGGATTGAAATCTCCAGTCATAGCAAACAAGTTTACTCTCATTTTAGTATTTGTAGGGATGCATGCTTCGTTTTTCATTCTAACTAAAAAATCTCTAAACTTTTGAGCATCTCCATCTCTGGTTGTTGTCTTTTCACAGTCAACTTCTATGTCATAGATAGGGAATCCAGCTTTCTTATAAAGCTCTACGATTTTTCTGGTCTGTCGTATTACATTATCTTGGTTAGATTTTTTATCTAACAATGGATTAACCCTGTCGCCAGAGCTATTAGATGTAGCTAAAATTTGAATGCTCCATCTGATCTTTGGATAGTTAAGCATAAGATACCGCAAAGAGGTTGGAACTGGTAACTCAATTTCTGTTTCATCTTTATTCAACACTTTCTTGGACTGGTCATAATAGTAATATCCGTTTGGATATTGGACTTGACCAAACCCCATGTTGGCGATTGTTCCATCATCACATACCATAAATTCGTGCATACCTAACGCATAAATCTTTTCGTGATTATTTTCAATCATTCTAACGAAACCAGTTTGACCAGAATTCCATGTCTCTGGAGCATTTTCATCTACAGTTATGTAATTGTTTTCGTTCCATTTACTGTTAGGAGCAAGCTTTTTATACTTATTGAAAGTTGATGTTGTCGGTCTTCTTAATGACCATGTCATAAATTTCATAGTTTACTCACTCCAAATGTCCATTGTTTTAATTCTGCTATTCCGTAATATCCTATTCCAACATCTTTTAAATATTTTATTTTAACTGTTTCTCCGTAATCGTTTTTAGTAGTTTCTTCTACTTGCTTATAAAATTCTATACCTATTCTAAATGAACCAGGTGGAGCTAACATGAATCTTTGTCTTTCGATCTTCATTGTTGAACCGTTTATTTTTATATTGTGTTTTTTAAGTGGAATATTTGTGTTGCTTAATTTAGCCGAATTAATAGATGCTTTTAACTCGATCTTTTCTCCAGCTTTCCCACCATCAAAATAGAATTCTCGCGTGTATTTATAATTAAGTGGATGGTCTTTAAGTTGAGGTATTTCATCATACTTTCTACCAGGAACTAGTCCACCGTCCATTGTTCTAATTCTAAGAAGATCGAAGTCTTCCTTTGCATAAAGTTCAATATCTAATCCTGTTGTAACAAGAGGAAACGTATAATTTTCATGAAAAACGTTAGGAATAGATATAACTTCGTGACCTCTACCAACAATATTATAGAATCTGTTATCTACTTCTTTATGATGTATTGGCTGGGTTCCTTTCTTTACAGGATTAGAAACTGTGCCTAAAAATATTGTTTCATCAATGTTAAACGAGACTGGCTCAAGAATATCGGAAGTTGATGGAATGTTCCCAGTAACATTTAGACCATCTTGAACTTGAATATCAGTCATATTAATTTGGCCTTCAACATCTTCTGCCTCAATAGAAATATCTAAATGCTTAACTTTCTTATTACTGTCAATACTTAATGTATATAAGTATCTTTTCCATTCATCATTACCAATCATGCTGCCACCTCATCTCAGATGGATGTGCTACCCAAATTGTAGATAGGGGGCCACCTTGTAACATAATATCTGTTATATTTACTTTTGCTTTAGAATCAGAAACCTCCAATGAGATTTCAATTTCTGATACTTTCTTAGAGGAGTCTACCTTCACTCTCTCTTGAAACTGTGTAAAGTTTATCATAAGTTTAGACTCCTCCTTTTTATGTTAGTGGGATAAATTGATTTCCTGTTGATCCGTCTTCGTAAGTTACTTTAACGTTTATACCAACTCGACCTTTATCTCCTTTTTTTAAATCTTTTGCAAATGCTCTAAACGATATTGAATAATCATTTCTGTGAGATGGATAGATAGTTTGTTTTATTGTTTTAGTTTTACCTTTTTCTCCGTCTACCTTAAATGATGCTGGACCTGAGAATCCGTTTAATGGGTCAACTTTCCAACCTGAATTTTCCCAGTAGGAGAAACCATCATCAGCTCTTGAATTGTGAAGATAGTTGAAGACCATTAAATCAAGAATTTCTTGTTTTTCTACTGAATCAGCAGATGAGAAATTGTCGCTTCTAAAGTCTCCATCAGCAAGCAAAGAAGATAAATCCTTAATCGTTGTTTCAAGTTCGATAGATGTATTCCAAGGTTCTGCAACGTTGTAAGTCCATTTCATAATTCTAGTGTTGATGTCTAATTCCAATTCAGAGTCATACACTCTTACTATCGCACCAATGAAGAATTTTTCATGAGACATACCAGAAATCATTGAAAGGTCTTGAGCCTTTGCTTTATATGAAACACTTGGTCGACATAGAACTTTAAGAGTTTCTTCAGCAAATTCTTTTAGCTCGAAAGGATTTGAAAATCGTTCGTCTTTCATAGACCTTACTCGGTTCATTATAGTATAGCTATGATTTTCAATAAACTTCGAACCATTATTTGCTGCCTCAATAGTCATATCGTTTTTGCCGTAAACGTACAACCGAGTTACTAAGTTTCGAGTATCATAAGATGCTTCAATCTCCTGCATATTTTTTTTATACACAATAGAAGCACCAGAATGAACAGTCGATTCTTTTAGTAAGTTAACTTTTTTCTTATCAAAATCATATACTAAATCTCCACCGAATAATTCTCTAATACTAGAAATCGCTCCAAGCCTGTTATCTGTTTCTTCCTTTAATAGAAGAGTTCTTTTCCCTGGTACTGTTACTGTTCCTAGTCTCCATCCAGTACCCTTTAGAACGTCCCGAAGCATTTTCGAAGCTTCAACATTTGTCCATTCTGTTTTGTCTAATGGATCAGTGAACTGAATATCGTACCAGATTGCCTCAGCTTGAACTTCAATAGTAGGTTCAGAACTTCCCTTTTGTAATATAACTTCTCTTATTATGTAGAGAGATTCAAACATTTGTATTAAATTTTCGTTCTTTATGAACTCTTTTTTATCATCT